TCCATTTTGCCTCCAAACTGTATGGCTACTGTAAAAGTAGAATACCTGTTCGAATAAAAGTTTTAACTATTTAGATAGGCGTTTTACCTCGATATATTCAAATGAAGGGAATTGAATGACAATCGCTACGGTTAATCAGATTGAAACAATCTAGCGATTAAAGCAGTTAAACTCATTGTTACAAATGACCAGTTAAACGGCTTGTTGTAAGCCGTTTTAAGGCACGCAAATTACAGAGTGGAGTATTTACCCATAAAAATTAGGACTATGCACTATACACAGCCCGTATAAAAGAACGGGTGAATCAACCTCACCGCTCTTTTTTTTAGTAGCTCAATTATACCAACTCGCCATAAAAAAAAGAACCCCTCCCACCGAAGTGAGAGGGGTTGAGTGTTAGTGCAGTGAAGTTAATCGACCAGCTTCATCTGTGTCTACTTGTATCGTGCTGTCAGCCTGGACAGAACCATCCGCGTTGACTGCATAAGCGTGGTCATTATGAACGTGAACGCCAGCAGGGAGCAGGTTGCCATTCTCAGAAGCAAGATACTTCTTGCCTTCCGCATCAAAGATGCCTGTTGCCATGCGTCCATCATTAGCAAAGTAGTAGTCATAGCTCCCGATGTGCTGCATACCCGTGAGCATAGCGCACTCTTGAGGTCCTTCATCTGGGCAGAGGTAGAACCAATCAGAACCGTCAAAGAACCAGCCTGTGACTGCATATCCTCGTGCGTCAAAGTAGTACCAAGAACCGTTGATGAACGCCCACTGGCTGTAGTAATAAGCACTAGGACTGGTTGCATACCACCAGCCAGTTGCATTCTTAACCCAATGTGGGTCAAAGTTGGACTCACCCTGTGCAAGCTGCTCCCATTCTGCATAGGTGAGCTTTGCGACATCGAGGTCAACGGTACCGCCTGCGCTAGAATACTGCCAAATAGTCCAATCAGACCATACGCCAGTGTTATAGATCATAGGTGGCAAGTCCCAAGAGAATCTATCGTCATAGTATCCTGCAATCCACAGACGCGACACATCAGCGCAAGACGCAACCTGTGAGCGTCCAGCAGGGTACGTGTATACAACAGGGTAAATGCCCGTTTTAGCATAGACACGGTCAACAAACTGCCTTGCCCATACCGTTGAGCCCCATGCGTCATTGTCACCGTTCTCCCAGTCCAGGCACAAGAGAGCCTTGCCAATGTAGCCAGACACGCACGCAACGAACGCGTCAGCTTCTGCCACAGGTGAGCCACCTTCTGCATAATGGTAGACACCAATGAGCTTGCCGTCTGCTAAAGCACGCTGAAGCTGTGCGGTCATGTAGCGGTTCATTGGCTGGGTGCCCTGGGTAGCCTTAGCGATGACAAAGTCAGAACCACTGTATGCAGTCTCGACATTAGGGTGCGAGTAGCTCGCACCCAATGCCTGATAACCTGATACGTCAATGCCCCTAAGCATTGTTTACCTCTTCTTTTGTTGACTCTTCTTTTGGCTCTTCTGCCGGCTTTGTGTTAATTGGTTCAGCGTTGCCTGTCATGTAGCTTGCAGGACGCTCAGAAGGCTGTACATACGTCATTGCACGTGCAGAATCGCTTAGTCCCTTAGTTGTTGGGTCAACGGTTACACCGATAGCACCCAGCACCGCCACAATGACCGTGCCAATGAGGTAAGGATTGCCAATGAACTTAACGAACACATCAGCAAGGCTTCCCCAAGTGGTCAAATCGGAATAAGCCAGTCCGAGGTATGCCAGGACGGGACTCATGACAATTCCAGCCATACCAAGCCACCAAGCGGGATTGTGTAGACGTACTTTCCAGTTAATCATTGCTTTTCTCCTTATTTCTCAAGCTTAGTAATTCGTGAATCTAGGTTTTTTACATCTGTCTTGACCTCGGCGAGGTCTGTTGCTGCTTTTTTTGAAACCTCATCCGCCCTTCGTGCGACAATGCCAACCACAGAAAGCTCAGCTGTATGCTGGGTCAATGTTGCGGTCAAATCAGAAAGTGATTGCTGGTACTTGCCAAGCTGCTCATTCATGACTTGCTGTCGTGTCTCTAAGCGGGTAAGGGTGTTAGTGATAGTGCTCTTCCAGGCGTCTTCTTTTTCCTTATCTTCTCGACTGGCACGCTGCCAATTCGAAATAGCAACAAGACCGCCAAGAAATGCGCCGGCAATGGAAACGAAGAAGGAAACCATTTCAGCCGTAATATTCATGACCTCACCTCCTAGTGCCTCACTGTATAAGTAAGAGATCCCTGTCGCCAGGCGTTAGAAACAGTACCGCCCATGTCTTGCAAGTAGATATTTCCATCTGGACGGGCGGAAATGGCCGTAATCACATCAGCGTGACCGGGGCAGAAACCTGAGCTATACACAATAGATTCTGTACTGTCAGAGACTGAACCGTACTTTTCATGATCTACTAGAGGTGGTCTCGCTCCTTCAGGAATGGTGAAGGGGCATCTAACTGCGTCATAAGCGACGTTGTTAGCAAGCCAGCCTCTTACCTTGATAGTCACAGAATCACCGGTACGATATATATGCCAGTAATTCTTATAGCTTCCCTGATCTTGCAAAATGACTGTTTCAAAATCGCCGTTATCATCTTGATAGAGCGTATTCGCAAACATAAAGAGTTGCTCTGGCTTAGACGCAACAACGCCATTAAGCTTGACACGATAGAGCGGAAAATAGTCTTGAGCGTCACCATTTAAAACGTTACCTGCTGGGACTAAGGGGTCCTCAGCTTTACCAGATGTTGGAACACCTCGGAGCACCTCAAGTTTTGCCGACTCAATTCCCTGCGCGTTACGCTCATATTTAAGGCAGATAAAGTCGTTACGATTCTGTCCTTGAGTTCCAGACGTGATTGTGACCTGCTCCGGAGCAGTCACGCTTACTTGTCTGCCATGAAGAGAGGCATCACCGGTTGCAATAGTGACTCGATTGGCGCTCTCTTGTGTGGCTGCTAGACGCTTACCAACTGCGAGAACGACGCTCTTTTCGCCAAAAATGCCAGCGTGTAAACGTCCTTTATCCGCGCCGGTAATGTGAGGTGCTTGACCCTGTCCATCGACACATGTGACTGCCATATTAGTTCACCTTGCTTTCAAACTCTTTGAATGAAGCATCATGCTTTGCAAGAAGCTCAAGATATGCTTTGTAACAGCTCTCGCAGTAAGTGCGATTCTCCTCTCCTCGCTGAGACTGACGCTTAATGTCATGCCATTGAGCGAGCGAGTATGTATTACTCGGAGTAACAAACTCAGACTTACCACATCTGTCACACGTGTATCTTGAGCCTTGTTCTTTTGACATTAGGAAGTCCTTTCCCATTTAAATCCATCAATTGAGGGAAGACGTTTCCACGTTCCTCCAAGGCTCGATGGGTTGAATGCGTTGGTTGTTTCGTAGATTGAGCCAATTGGATGAGCGGCTAGGAAGCCTCCGCCTTGGTTGGCTCCCCCACTAATTTGGAGAGTCACCATTGATTGAGCGATTGAAGTAATACGTCCGAATTCGTCAACCGTAAGACGCGGAATTGCAAAATTGGCATTATTCCCAGCCACAATTGATTCTGAAAGGCCGTATGAACCAGCCTCTGCACCAGAACTTTGAAGGCTTAAAGTGACGTTGGAACCCGTCTGGGAAACTGCAAGTGGTCCTGTTGAGGATACATTCTTGACGCTTGAGTTTGCTGAAACTAACGCATTGTTGCCAATGTCTTTTGCCTCATGTGCCTGACCTTGAGCTGCAATTGCAGCAGACTGTGCAGCTACAATATGAGTCTCAATATCAGCAACCTTCTCATCCGACATAACCGCTGATATTCGATTACCGACAATCCGAATGCCAGTGCCGGCTACATATGTAGTTCCAGCGCCTTGAGACGCTCCAGAAGACTCAAATGAAACGCCATGTGAGCCTCGAGTCTGGTTTGGTGAAGTCACTTCATAACTTACACTCATTACCCCACTTGCGACTTTAACTATCTTCTTGCCAATAGTCGCTTGGGTTCGTCTTCCTGTGTCTTGATTTTCAGCTACGACAACATCATCAATGTAAAGATTCAAACCGTCATGGACTGTAATGTCTACAGAAGACTGAGCTTGAAGCTCTTTGAGCTTCTTTGTTCCCTCTTTTTCAAGCTCCGCATCCTCGATATTGTTGTAGTCATAAAGCATGGATACTTCATCTTGGCCAAACAAACTCTGCGTCTTTGAAATGCGCCCCGCACGGTCTGCATAAAGGTGAATAACCGTACGACTTGCAAGCTCACCTTTACCAGCGCAAATTAAGTGGTTCACGGGATGATATGACGTCTTAGATTTGTAATCCAGGGAATCAGAATCAAGCCTGTTGTCCGTGAGAGGCTCGAGCCAAATAAGTGTTTTACCGTCAGTTCGTTGAATTCTAAGTCGTGAGCCTGCAGCATTTGCAATGTGTCTTAATGCTGTGTAAGCGTCGCAAAAACGAGGTAACTGACACTTAATAATTGTCTCAGACTGCCCTGTCTTAGCCTCAAATACTGTTGCAAGATCTGCTGCAGCAACAATGCTCTCGATGGCCGTTTGAGCCTTATCTGAGATATTGATGTAATCAGTACTCGGAACCAAGATTTTTGAAGCGAGCATACCGTGCCAGGTACGCCCGCTCCATGTAGTCGTAGACACACCGCCGTCAAGCGAGTCTGAAGCTGTATCTATGATGCCGCCGTATTCTGTGCCATCGATTGATACTAGAAATCCATCTTTGATTGGAATCGACGGGGCAAATACTTCAAAAGAATTTCCCGTATCTCCAAAAGAAAGGTCGAGCACATAGTCCTCTGTGCCGGCAATATCTTCACCGTCAGCCTTTGATACCGTTAAGATGTCCATGGAAGACCTCCCCTTGTTTCCCACCATTCAACATCAAAGCCGAATGTGCCGTCCCACGAGACGTTCTGAAAGCCTTGTTTCAGCGGTTCAAAGCAATAGTTGCCGCCGCCTTTACCACTACCACGGCTGCCAACATCGAAGCGGTCTGAGACGTCTCCAAGTTCAGTAACAAGCGTGATTGTCTTACGAGTGCGGGTGCCATCTACAACAAGACGGCCTCCACTTGGAACCGTCAGTGAGAATGAGTAAGTATTATCGCCAATCACGATTCGAGGTTGGAGGGCCGTTCCGTAAATAGTGAACTTTACTGGACATTCTGAGGATGAGCGAATTTCAAGCTGCTTTGGCGGTCTCGTGATGCCAAGGTTGTATGGAGCGTTGGTAGGTAAATTAAGCCAATCGCTCTGTGCATCATCGTGAGTCACGCTGAAGCTTTTACTATGGCTTTTGTGCCATGACCCTTCTAGCAAAATAACTGTAAGGGCAACTGTTGCCTGATCATGAAAGACAGATTGAACCTCGCTTTTAGACACATACACATCTTGCGACCATTCATTGTTATAGACGAGTGCTCCTGGCTTTTGATTATTGAAGTCGAATTCAAATTCATTGGCCATTGATTCCGCTAGTTCAGAACCCTCAATGAATAAATCTAACGTGACTTCTTGAGCATTAGATGAAATGCCAGAGACAGAACGCGCTCCTAGCGTGTATCCAGGCTTATAGCCTCTAAGAGATGTGCCAGTACCAATAGAGGCTTCTGGCACATCAAGTTCAAAGGTGTTACCGCGGGAAGAAACGTACTTGAGCTTACGCATTCGTTCTCACCGCCTTTTGAACCGCACGAGCGAAATCACGGTCTCCAATATTGTTAGAGTTCTCATCAATAACCTGTCCGAGCTCACCGTTACGCATGAAATCATAGATATCTGCGAGAGTGGTTGCGTTTGCACGTTGCTGCCTTGAGTCAAGCTCGAAAGCTGCACGATAAATACCGTTTGCATTAGCGTCAGCAACTGCTGAGAAGCTCAGAGGACGGGCATTACTAAAGACGTCATGTACACTTGATAGAGCACTCATGGCCTCTGTTTCAGCAAGTGCAGAACTTCCCTTAATCCCTCTTGCAAAGTCTCTCATGAGGGCACGGCCAGAATACGTCGTGTAGCCATGACCTGAGAATGGTCCCTTCTTTGCAGGTGAGAATGGGAATAACTTACGAACCGCGCCGAGGGCGTTTGATGCTGCACTTGTTACTGTGCTTACTGCGTCTCTAATACCTTTAGCAAAGCCGTCTAGGAGAGCTTTACCAGAATTAACAAGCCAGTCGCCCGCATTAGAAAAGAAACTTTTAATCTTATCTGGAATGCTCTTCACAAAATCAACCGCTGCATTTAGGCCATCTGTAACTCCACGGAGAAAACCGTCGGCGGCCTCTGATGCTTTTGCCGCCATGTCGACTGCCCAGAGAGCAATATTTGCCAGAAGCGTAGCAAGGGCAGACTGAACTTGGTCTGGGATGGTTGCCACAAATAAGACAAACTGAGCGAAAGCTGCTGGCAGGTCAACAGTAAAGAAGTTAACGACGTTCTGGACAAACTCAGTGCCAATCTGTACCGCTAGTTGAGCGAGTTGAGCGCCTAGCCCAAACAGAAATACAACTGCAAAAGTAAGCGCGTAAAGGACCATTGTTGGTAGCTCTTGAATGAATTGTCCTACCGCCGCGGGAATCCCTTGAACAAATTGGACAAATTGAGTGAAAGCTGTTGGCAATGTTGTTGTAAAGAAACCAACTATGGAATCTACTGCACCACTAATGGCTGAGCAAATAGAATCCCAAATACCAATTACAGCATTTCTAAAATCTTCATTAGTGTTCCAGAGCCATGTAAAGACAGCTCCAAGAGCAACTACCGCAACTGCAATCCAACCGATAACAGGGATAGATCCTACGAGTACCAAAAGGCTCGTTCCAACGCCACTAATTGCCGTTGAAATCGTTCCAAAGACACTCGCGAGCGCTCCACCCTCACCAACAAGCTCTCCAAAAACAGAAAGCGTTGATAGAACGCCCTCTCCACCTTTGATAGCGTCAAAAGCCAAAGAAGCGGCGCTTTTTAGAAGTCCGAAGTCGTCAGCTATCGAGCGCACAGCCTTAATAGTCTCGTATGCAATCAGAGCGGTCGCTACAGCGACAATGACGGGCGCAACAACTGTGAGGTTGTCTCTCAAGCCTTGGACAGCGTCACGAGCAAGCTCTATGGCAGATTTAACACCATCAACGGCAGATTTAAGCAAATCTGCTGCACTGCGGGAAGCATCTTCTGAGCTATCGAGACCAGTAAACGTTGTTATAAGGTCACCAATAAGCCCTATAGTGCCATCAAATACGTTTTTTAGCGCATTTAAAGCGTCACCAAATGATGTGATTGCTCCGTTATTTTGAAGCTGATCCATGAAGGAACCAACAGTGGAAATAACAGGGTCAAGATACGTGATAACTGTGTCGGCTATACCAGAAAAGCTGCTAGAGAAATCGTTGATTGCACCTGCAATATTAGCTTGGCCAATATGATCAATAATCTTAGCAACAGCCTTATTAATGCGGTTTTGAACATTGGTCCATGCGGTACCAATTGACTCCGTTGAGATACGTGCCTGCTCTGCAAATGAAGCATAGCCAGGAAGACCTTCATTATTGAGGCTTACAATTGCGTTGTTGAATTGGTCAAATGTAATTGCGCCGCTTTGCATGGCCTTATAAAGGTCTGCTTGGTTTGCATTAGCTCCGAGTAGGGCTTTAGCAATCTGGTTCAGCTGTCCTGGCATAGCTTGAGCAAGAATCTTCCATGACTGCATATCAACTCTGCCAGTTGAAAGCATCTGTGAATACTGCTCAAAAGCAGAATTCATTACCTCTTGACTCTTGCCGCCTGCCAAAAGTGCGTTATTAAATGCCAGGGCAACATCTGTTGCTGTGGCAAGTGAACCAGACACAGGCGCAATCTTCTGCACTGAGCCAACAATAGCGTCAAGCGATGTCGGAAGACCATCGATACCAGCTGAAAGCCGTTCAATAGTCGCACGCGCGTCGTCTGCAGAATATCCAACAGACTGCATAATCTTAGGGAAGTTTGCAATCGTATCGACACGGTTGACAGCAGAGGCAATTGAGCCAGAAATAGCATCTAAGGCGCGAGATGTAACGCTCGACACAATTCCCATAATTGCACCGGTTGCGCCACCAAAGCCGCTTGCATAGTTTTGAGCAGCCTGTCGTCCAGCATTCGTGTGGACAGACACTGCCGATTTATATCCACTTCCCAGTGCTCGCTTAACATTAGCACCAAGATTGTCGAATTTAGGAGTAAGAAGGACGGAACCTCTTACTACTGTTCCAGCCACTATTCACCTCCTAGCGTTCTCTAAAAAGAAGCTCCTCAACGCGGTCCTGTGACACGTTAAGAAGCTTCTTTTTACTTTGTTCTTGTTTCAGTTCTGGACGCTTGACCGCGTCAGGCTTTCTGCCTTTACCTCCGGCTTGTTCATATCGAAGATACGAAAGGTTGTCGACCGCTAGTGCAAGCAAATAGTCACTATTGGACCAATCATTTCTTGGGTCAACAGAGCATACTGTTCTAGAACCATGAGGGAGGTTTATCATCAAATAAAACAGACGCTCAAACTCACAAGAGTCAATGAGCGTCTGTAGCTTTACTTGGTAATACTGCTGAAAGTCTGCTTCCAGCTTGCCCCTTTTAGTGTCATCACACAGAATTGGAGCAAGCGGAATTAGTTTTTTGCGTCAAGTTTTTCCAGAAGAGCGGACTCAATGCGCATGATTTCTTCAGCGTCGTCATATCCGAGTTTAGCAGTTACGACTTCCACAACATGATTGTCAACATTGCCGCTAAAGACAAAGTCGTAGAGAGCAAGTACAGGAGAAAGTGCTTCTGGGCTATTTTGCTCAGCATCGCTAACACGAGCCATGCGACGCATAAACTCACGAGACTTAATTCTGCGCATGTCAACGACATACTCTTCACCCTCGAATTCAATTATGCGCTCATATGGAGCGTGCTTTGGCTTATCCTGTACGAAGTCAAGATAATCATGCTCCAACTTTGCACGTGAATTTTCTTTCTCCGCTGCGAGCTCTCGAAGCTGCTCCGCTGACATGTTGGAAATATCCATATTGAGTCCTCTCAAAACTTAATTAATGTACAACGCCAGGAGTCGCACTCGCTTTTGTGGTGTCGTAGAAGACATCACGGTAAGTATCACCGTCAAAGACCTCGGCTGGCATACACTTAATGGTTGGTGTATAGCCAAGGAAGTCAGAGCTGTTCTGCTTTACGGTATCGCGCTCAAAAATGCGTCCAACAGGAATAATGGAACGCTTGACCGTAGTCTCATTAATAACAGCGTCAAAAATATAGATACGAGGTGCAGTAAAGCGTGGGTTGTGTCGAACAGTAATAGAGCCGTCTGTCTCAACCTTGACGTTATCGTCTCCATAAATGACCTTCAAAATAGTCTCAGCGGACTCAAGGAAGGACACCTTTGCAGACTCTGAGTACTTAGAAATTGAGGAACTAATAGCGTTTCCTCCCCAGTCGTTCTTATCCTCTGCAGAGAGATCAACAGAAAACTCAACGCCATCCTCAGAGATATATCCAAGTGACTTAATCTTGCCGGGGTTTGCAGTCATCAGATCCTTGATGGTCTTCTTAACATCAAGAAGCGTCTTAATGTCAACGCTTGGGTCAACGACTGCGGCATATCCGCCAGGACGGCCCTTTGCTGCTCCGACGTAATTTGCATTGTAAATAGCATCAGCCATGATTACTCCTTACAGACGTGTAGTGATATACACATCTAATTGATATCGATATTTCTTTGAATCCGGGTCTGGGAAGTCGTAAATACTTTGAACTTCAACCTTGATAACCTTGTCAAGCTCTTGCCAGCACTCAAGCAAAAGAAGTCTCATTGCCAAGGCCAGCTTATATGCAGCGGCATCCGTGGTACTCCAAGCCTGCACTGCAAGATTAGCCGTATCCCAGCCAATCGTAGAGCTTCCCCCGGTTCGCGTAACGGTAATAAACTCTTTTGGTTCGCGGGCGGGAACTCGTGTTGAAGCAGGAATATTGAGCTTTTGACTCATATACTTAGTAAGGTCTGAAAGAATGTCATAGCTCATCCTCTACATCCCTTCTTAAGAATATTAAGCTTTGCGTTAGCACGTCCAGCCCATATGCCGTTCTCCGCTCCAGAGCAGTACACAAGGCCAGCTGCGGTGTACTCTCGATTAACCCATTTAGCGTCAAATCGAGCACCATGTTTGAGGTATTTTTCTGGCAGTAAAGAATTACATTTTGCCGCACAAATCTGAGCCGCTTCACGGCACATATCAGCTACAGGAGCGGTATGAAGCACCTCGCGGATACCAGCCAAGTCTGGCTTGAGACCCGTGACTATAAAATCATTACCCATCGACAACCACCGCCTCAACTTCCCTGTCCCAATCGAGCGGCGTTAGACTATCAAGATAGGGCTGTGGGTCACCAACAACCGCAAACCTCACTCCATCAAACTCAATAAAAGTTCCCCTTAGGCTTCGCTTATAAGCCTTTGGAAAGTGGAACACCATGTCTATGCGGTCACCGTTTGGGCGCGTTGCAGACAAATCAGATGTCGCAACCGGAGCTGGCAAGACATTGTCAACAAGCTCAAAAGACTCTATTCCAGAGGTCTCGTTGCCATGATCGTCTAAGACAGTAGTTACTCTAACCACTTCTACCTGAACACCTCTAATGGCAGCCATCATTCACCTCATGGTCTTGCTTACACATCGGCTGAATTGAGCCAATTCTGATACCACTCAAGCCGAGTCGAGTGCGCTCTGAGCGCGTTACATACAAATCAGCTGTTGGGTTTGCAAAAGTCAATGTCGACTCATAAGGACCAGCATGCTGACTGTACTGAGAAGCACCCTCAAAACCAGCAGGAACATTCACAGCACGAGCAACAATCGCGCAAGTAACGGCACAAGCATTCTCATCAAACCGAAGGTTCAAGCCTTCTTTGTAAGCCGTTTGATGATATGCAATGAAATTTGAGCGCAAGAGGGCTGAGGCATCTTGCAAAAGCACCTCAACCCTCTCTGGAGCACCAGACCCATAACGTCTCTCATAGTCGGCCTTTGTGGCAAAGCTTCTTGTCTCTGCCATATAAGCCTCCTATTAAGCAGCGGTACCGTTTGCAAGGCGGACAAACTGTGCCTTATCACGTGCGACAAAGCCGAACATAAAGGTGCACTTAAGAGCAAACATATCACGCTGATAGAGGTTCATTGCAGTGCCTCCAGCATTGATGGTTGCCTGGTCTGCCATAGAGACAGTGATGTCCTTAACGAGACCAAAGCGAGCACCAGTCCAGTCACCACCGACACCAACAAGCTCAGGGGTCTTAGAGGCAACCTTTGCCTGATAAGCTGCACGAGAGAAAAGAGATGGGATAGCAAGAACAGAAGAACCGCCGTCCTTACCCTCAACTGCTGGGTTGGTGATAAAGAGTGGACGCTGCTGGCTATCTTTGGCCTTAAGAAGCAGAGTGCGTGCCTTTGGAGAGAGGACCCAACCGTTAAGGTCACCGTTAGCGTTAGAGACCTTCTCAAGTGCGTCAACAAAGCCGTCATAAGGCTTAACAGAAAGGTCTACAGACTCAGCGTCTGCAAGGGTGTCAAAGCCAGTGCCAGGTGCAGTGCCATACATAATGGTAGAGTCAACCTTGCGACCAATGGCTCCTGGAAGACGATTCTGAAGCTCGGCAAAGATGGCCTCATAGTTATCCTTGAACTCATTGGAGAAGAGCTCAATAACGGTGAGCTTATAAGGCTTCATTTCCTTAACGCCAAGAGAGGTATTAGATACCTTAGCCTCTTCACCCTCAGCGGTAAAAGAAGCCTCTGGGTCACCCGTTACAACTGGAATAGTCATGCCGCGGCCAGGAAGCTCAATTGGAGTTGCGAGCTGCATAATTGCAGACTGGTCCTGGACGTTTGCAAAGATCTCATCGGAGAGGTCTTTTGGAAGTGTTGCAGAAGTTGTCAAAATACCGGTTGCCATACTTAAATCCTTTCAATTAGTTGAATGTTTCGGCCATGAATTGACCAAATTTTTGTGCTGGAGTCTCTCCAGCCTGTGTAGAAATACCTGATTCTGGAATGATTGGTGCAGAAGGTTTTTTGGCGAACGCCGCTACAGCTTCTGCAAACGTCTTCATGCTCTCTTCATCTGCGCCCTGAATGAGGTCCTCTGGTACCCCTGTGTCTTTAGCGACTTGCTTGCGCATCTGCTGCAATTTAGCGTTCTCGTCACGTGTCTGCAGTTCACCTTTAAGGTTGTCAACCTCAGCGAGTGCCTTTTTAAGCTCCTCGGAGCCACTCTTTTCGAGTTCGTCAAGCTTTTCAGCTTTGGCTTTCAAGTCATCATAATCAGAGAACTCAGAACGTACTTTCTCACGCTCTCTTTCCAGCCTGTCTTTCACGATCTTGTCGAGCTGCTCTTGAGTGGTTACAGGTTCCTTCAAATCCATTTCTTTCCTTTCAACAGGTTCCGTCCGCTCGGACGTTTACGAGTGGCTTTACCCTTGCCACGAGGTAAATACCGCTTTGCCGCAACGGTTGCGTATATGAAAAAAGCCACTTTTCAGTGGCTTAAATCAACGAAAATAGATACACTTTTTAATTAAAGGACGAGCCAACGGCTGGACTGAGTCGGGTTTGTTGGTGAATAAAATGCACCTACTCTTGTGGGTGCATTTTTTAATATGCTCCATCTGCCGTTATCCCAAATCACATAGATTTTTTAGTGGCTTGAGTCAACGAAATTGGGTATAATTAATGTAAAGAGCGAGCAGCCCGCGTACAACTGCGCGAATTTGCACTCGCTCTTTTATTTATGTACATTCACCAATCTCCCTGTTTTTGTAAAACAAGCAATCGTGTAATTTGCACCAAATTCATTTGCAACATCTTGTATTGCTTTTATGAGATCTGCATCACTAAATTTAGACTCAGAGTTGTCTATTATCATCCTTACAACTCCTTTTTTCTTTTTATTTGTCTTCAAAACATAATTTTTTACTGCACCAAAGGCGTTTTCTGAGTCTTGAGGAGTCTTTATTTCAACACCATTTTCAAAATCAGACAATCCAACTTTATGCTTTATACCATTCGTTGTAACCCAGTAGTAATCAATCCGAAAATGTGGTTCGATGCCTACGGTTGCAAGCCTATGAGCTGTTCTATCTTCCCATGGGTTTTCTATTGTCACTGAATGTTTTATTTTAGGTGTCTCATAAGTCACTTCAGGCGGAGTGCCGTTGTAAAGCCACCTAAAATCTCTTGTTTCACATTCAGCGATAATCGCAAAACGATTCTCCCACGTAGGCTCGAGTCCAAGCGTGTTGGCGCATTCAACCCAGCGAGCATACATCTCTTCTGGCTTGTATCCATCAATGGTAGTTTCTTTTGTTCCTGGAACAATGATGCAGTCACAGTGGAGATGGAACTTATGTCCAAGACCTCCCGCTTTTAATTCTGACGTGTAGTCAAAACCACGTGTTGACAGCATGAAGCACCATCCGCAGGTCTCTGTACCAGACGGGACTCTTGCCCAGCGAATATTCGAGAGAGCAACGTTTCTATACATATTAGTATTAGCTTCACGATGTACATAAAAACGAGTAAGCGTTGCGCAAGCATCAATAAACTTCTGGTTGTTGCCATCAACTAAGTCTTTTGCAAGGTAATGAACTTTTTTCTCAACTAAGCCATGCTCAATAGTCTGCTGATAACGAAACCTTGTCTTAACACCCTCTGCTCTTACTATCTCATCAAACAGCTCTCCTGCAAGCTCTCCCGCTTGAGGAGAAAAGGCGTTGAGGGCTTGTTTTATTGACTTAATAGCCATGTTGCGAAGCTCTGCTACTGAAGAGTTAGGATTAGCAGTTCTGAGCGCATCATAATAGTCAGACATAAATTCAGCCGCATCGTCTGCGGCTGAATCAAGCTCTTTTCTGTATCGAGTAAGTCTATCCTTGTTTACCCTCATCAATTACACCGTCCAGCAAGTCTTGATTATCAGCTGGGGTCTTTGTAGCTTTAGCCGCAAAGCGTGCCCTAAGAAGCTCTTGTGCTGACGCTCTTTCCCTGTCACTTTCAAGCCTTTGAACTTGGTCGTCTGTAAAGCCTAGTTCCTCAAGAAGAATCTCAGAATTGACAATCCATGGAACAGCCTGAGCAATCTTGAGCATGGAGTCAGCCTGGGAAACAATTGACGGCATTGCAGGGTTGCGCCATTTAGCCGTGATATTAGGCTCTGATATAAGAACCTCAGCAAATGATATGTTTCTCTTAACTGCCAACGCCATAAGAGCAATATCTCGAAGAGCTTCACCGTTGTCAGCATTGAGGTTTTGAGCGTCAACGACTAAAGGCTCTTTTGCAGCGTAGATTGCTTCAGCCGAGCTTGGGTTATCAGATACAATTCCGAGCTCTGAGATTGGAACATTGGTCTCAGCGGAAAAACGAGCTGCAAGTGAGCGCATATAATCAATGTGTGGCTGCATTGAACCCTGCTGCAGCTGTCCAAACGTTGGGGTATCACCATCGGCATCTTTTGAGACCGCAAAGATTGAACCAATATAGGCATCCCATTTTGAGAGCTTGTTGAGAGCATCTGGGTCAGCGCCAACAAGATATTTCTGGGGTGCCGTCATAAACTCAGCTGCAACTTCAGCACGCACGCTTGAGCGCATCGCATCATCCGTCAGATCCATAACAGCTCGAGTGATGCGCGACTTACCAAACGGACGGTCAAGCGTTGCCTCATAAACTAAAGGTTCCATGAGACAACGACCCATTCCGTGTGGGAGATATTCAGCAACCCAGCGAGTCGAGTCGAGCGGTCTACGGATGCGGATAATGTCGGTATCGGTAAAGACATTAATCCACGTTGGGGCATTTCTATGGTTTGGCCTGTTATCACGATCAACTACGACAATGCCAGCCTGAATACGATGTAAACGTTCATCCCAAAGAGCGGCGGCGGACACTGCAGAATATGCTGAGATAATAACCGCAGGCTCTCCCGCATCAACATTTCCAGCGGTAACCGTAAGAAACGCACAGGAATTTCTAAGCTGGCCTTTAACGGCCTTACGATAGCGTCGCTTGAGGGCATTTTCACGAACAATGGCCTGTAATTCCTTGGCAGTATCCTCATCCGTGCAAGTAAAACCATCGAACTGAGAACGGTCAGCAAGAGCGTCTACAGCCTTTGCTGGCCATGAAATGGCCTGCTCCAAGTTTCTTAACCCGTCAGGCACTGAAATGCCGAGCTGCTGAGGCTTTATATGCATGAGATAGTAGCCATCACGCAAACGATTACGTGCAAGAGTCTTTGAGTAAACTGCGCAGAGATTTAAAACTGTCTGCCTATCTTCTTTTCTCAGTCCAGTCGCTGTTGCAATTGCAACAGGAATAATTCCAATTGTCACCAGACTACCTGCTTTCTAGCTGGGTTTCTTTTAGTGGTCCTAACTCCATAAAGTGCAAGTGCCGCAGACTCAGCAGCGGTACACGTTGCTTTTGGAGAATCTCCAAATCCAAAGCCACCGTTATTCCCAATTGCACGCCTGGACGAGCCTGTAACAGACTCGTCCAGTGCTGGAGAGGGGACGTGACATATGCTGTGTGCTCCAACTTCATCAACAAATCTTGAAGCTGCCGCTACGGCCTGTTTTGTATCGCAAAGAACAATGCCCCGCTTTGGAAAACGTAGCTCCTGCAAGCGTTCAGCCAGCTGAGTTGCACCAGAACGGCCATCAATAACCACGCATGCAATGCGGCTCTCACGTTCCTTGATCCATTGAGCGAGGTTTTGGCCAGCACCATAAGCGTCTGCGATATCCACGAGCTCAACATAAGCTGTTGGATTATCTTGCTGAGTTAGAGCAGCTGAAATTGCTACTTTCTTTCCATCGAGCGAATATTTGATTCCAAAAGCAAGAAGACCATCGTCATAAGGCTCTTCTGTTATGCACTCATTCCAGTCATTTGCATTGACGACATACTCAACTGAAGTATCGAGCGTTGACCACCAACCAAGACGCTCACGAGCAAATCCATCTTTTGTCATCTGATGCCATTCATTGAGTACTGCTCTTTCCGTAATGCGAGAGCCGAGAGCCGGATTAGTCTCATAGGCAAGGTCAAGTGCCTCTTCATCGCTGGTACCCTCTCTCGGAACAGATTCTGCGGCCCATTCAAACCACCAAGCCTCGCCAGGACTGTCGGAATGAGCTGTATCGTGCATTCGTTTGAATACCGTTCCTCTACATGTTGGGTCTGGCGGAGTTCCAATGTAAATGACTTGAGGAGAACCATCTTTAGATGCAGAAACAGTTGGCAAAATAGCATTTAGCTGAGCGTCTGTAAGCTCCTGTGCCTCATCAATAATGATGAGCGAGCGTGTACCTCCGCGTGCCTTTGAGGTCGTGCGAGTCGAGAACTTAAGTCTTCCGATTGCGCGTTTGCCGCTTTTGTAATGTCCACAATCAAAGAGCAAGTACTGCTTTCCTGGCTGCCTATACGCCTTAAGAAGAAGTTCAGCTAAGTCTGGATATGTCTCATCATCTGTAAAAAGGTTCACGATCATATCAAAAAACTCATCAACGGTATCAGCATTGTGAGCTGAATAGACAACGTCCATCCCACAAATCGCCGCACACCAAATTCCATAGAGTCGTGCGGCAAACGATTTGCCATTTTGACGTGGCTTGGCTGCACCAATGGTTTCAGCCGCCGGCATACCTTTAGCGTCTTTAGCCATGTAAAGTTCAAGCTCGTATTTTTGCGCAGCATCAAGCTTAAACCCGTAATGAGAAAACATATTTATGCAAGCTTTTGCATCAGAATGATGATATTTTCCAATGCATTCAAAGGTCGGTTTTTGATTTCCAACACGTTTTTTACGCCGTGGCATCACGAGACCTCTTTGAGATATGTCTTTCTGGCTCGTTTAGCGGGGCTTGGCTTTTTAGCTGCAAGTAACTTCTCTTTTTCCATTACGTCGACTTCGTCAACTACCTGAACGAATGTCTTTACAATGGCTGCAAAATCACGGCCAGACTCACAATCATCTAGCTTCTTTGCCATAGTTATCTGCAATGCTTTGTAGATGTCATACCGACTGCCTTCTCTACAAATAGTGACTAGTTTCTTGGCCATTAAGACCTCCTTTCAGGCTCACATCACTGTGGAAAATTTGAGGGTTCGCTATATCCTGACTATGCCAAGGGGCGTCTTTTTGGGGCTGTGGGAGGGTGTACCCCCCTACCACAGACGCGTTCTTACAATAGGTAGTGCATTACCCCTAAGCTCGTCCATCATGCGGTTACCGCGCTTCTGGTTGCATATGCGGTGCGCCGCTTTAACATTCTCTGGGTCGCAGGCGGCAGCTCGTCTTTGCTCAAGAGGTAGCCTTGAAACAGGTACAACCTCATCCATCTCAAAGCTCATTGGGTCACCCGCAGGAAGCGAGTAATCAATTGGCATACCGCAAATGTGACACGGTTCTTCTCGTGCAATCATTTGCTTTCGCAACTGATCTCTAGCATATGAGCGCCTGATGTTGTAACTCATTTGCTCACCTGCCTAACAAAAAAGCGCCCTGGCCTATAAACCAGAACGCTTATTAGTTCCTTTGTTGCGTAAATCGCTACCGTACATAATATCACAAAACAGTACGCAAGAGTGCGCAAGAGTACGCAGAACTTAATTTCTCAAGTTCTCCATATCTTTACAAATGAGTTCTTTGATATAGCTCGAGCGGTTCTTCTTTGACTCTAGAAACTCTAACAAGTCTTTATCGCTCGGGTATAGATTGAACATGATCGCTTTAACGTTGTTTTTGCGATACTTAGCACTTGCCCGCTTTTGAGCTTCACTAGTAGCCATTATCGACTTTCCTTCTTGCAAATAGCTTTGTAGAGAAAGTGCGTTACTGCAACAGTAACCAATATGAGTAATACGTTTTCCATTTTGTGCTCCTTTATGTTAATCTTAGAGCCTAGGAGATACCAGCTGCAACTGATATCCCCTTTGGCTTTAAGTCCTTACTCTTCGTCGGGGTGGGACTTTTTTAGTTTCTCTGCAATCTTTTCAACTGTGACTGTAGCTACTGCTGTGAAGACTGCAAGAAACAATTGCCATATCTTTTCTTCCATCTCTCACCTCCTTTCTTGTTGTATATAGTATATAACTAATATCTATATATTACAAGCAAAAAGGCAAAAAAGATTATTTATTTTTCAAGAATTTTTCGATGTAATTCTCCTCATCGATTGTTTCAAAGACTTCACGTTCTAACTGTTGAAGCGTCCTTACAGGAGTAAGAAGTCTCTCAGATACATCACTCCAAGTCAGACATTGAAGATAGCGCCATTGAAGCAAGTCAGCATAGATAGAGCTGCTCATTAGTTGACATATGCCACCATCACCGAGCTGGCTCACACCATAAAGCAACGTATAAGCATCATTGATATAGTCATAATTGTCATTCATTCTTTTAGACAGTAACGCTTCTAGATCTATGCGCTTATCTACTTTTGCCATCGTATCTTGATTAGAGCCTTTACTCCCGCCAACTGAATAAGATTGAGCTTTTGCTCCCTCAGTTTCTTGAAGGCTCATAATTTGCTGCAATGCTCTTGTATTCTCTCTTGATGCCTCAGCTACACCATGAAAAAACTCTGACGCGGTCAAACCACTGTAATCCATAATTCTCCAAACGTATCAACGTTTAGTTAGAGTAGTTATTTAAATTATATGATTTAGCTGGCTTAATAGAGAGTTTTCAACATTATGTATACAAGTTTTCTACAACTTATAAACATTATTGTATTGTTGAGCGGAATAACCTCTAATTTTTTATAGGAGGGGGCGCAACCGGTACGCTTGCGAGCCTTTCTCCGCCGCTTTGCGAAATTGCTTTGCGTGCAATTCGCAAGCTGCTTGCTTGCTATACCGTTACGTTTTTTGATAGAAAAGCGAAGCAAGTATAGCACATCGAAAATCTCATAATGAGCGTATCGAGCGTAACGGAATTTATTGAGCGCTACCAACAAAATCTACATAATTTTTAGCCTATTTTTTTAATTTAGGGGTCTCAGATGACTCCAAGACCCCTTTGTATAGGCTCTACCCAACTAATAAATAATTTAATTAGTCTTTAGAACGGAATATCCGAATCGTAAAGCTCTTCTTCTGGTGCCTGTGGTGCAGCGAATGAAGGCTGGCCCTGCGCTGTGCTGGCTGTTGTTTGAGACTTTGAAAGGAACTCAATCTCCTCTACAACAACCTCTAGTTTGCTGCGATGCTGGCCGTCCTTAGTTTCCCACGAGCTGTAGTGTAGTTTTCCATCAATAGAAACCTTTGCTCCCTTGGAAATATAGCGTGAGAGAGCTTCAGCACGTTGACCAAAGACAATGCAGTCAATGAAATTAGGAACATTCTCCCATTTGCCCGTCTGCGGATTCTTGCGGCGGTCATTAACAGCAACGCCAAACGAGAGGATATTTGTTCCTCCTGCAGTAGAGCGGAGCTCCGGGTCTCTTGTAAGGTTTCCGGAGATATTAACGTGATTAATTGACATGTCGAACTCCTAAAAGTACTTATCGATGATTTTTTCTACGTCCATTACACGAGGTGAATATGAGTAATTAGACATTTCCCAAACAAGGAATTTATGTGGAAAGCCTCTAATATCATCACCATATAGAACTGAGACCCAGTTACCACGAGACTTAAAATAAATGTGCTCAACACAAGCGTTGCTACGGTCAGTCCACGTCTTCCCATAAAGCTCTAGAGCGTCACACAACTCTTGGCAGTACTTACTTCGCTCCATGTCTACCAAGCACCTCCAGAATCTCTTCTGGCGTCTTAGGCATTCCCGCTTCAGACGAATAATCATCTATCGAATGAATAATAGAAACCTCAAGCTTTAACGGAAATCCTCTTGTGACACCATACTCAATGCCACTCGGCGTTATATAGTACGAGCACAGGCAACAAAGTACTGACCCATCATCTAATGGAATCCAAGTTCGCTCAGTAGTAAATCCAGAATGGTCTTCCCAAGGAATATTTTGAGCGTCAAGCAATCTGCGTAGATCCTTTGTGACTTTAGAAATAGCCATGCTATTGTCTGCCTTTCTTTAATTGTCTGATAATTACTTCTTATCTAGCACTTACTAAGGGATAAAAAGAATTTCCAAGTTGAAAGAACGTTTTTAATAGATTTCAACTTGAGTGAAAATTGCTAATTGCAACAAATTGCAACAAGCGTTTAAGGCATGGAGCGATTAGAGTTCTCTTTGTTCAATGGTCCTTAGAGCGTCTCCAAACGCTTCTGCCGCTCCCCTATCACGTCCAGGAAGCAAGTGAGAATAAATCCTCAATGTCGTTGCTGGGTCAGCATGGCCAAGACGCTCTGAAAGAGTCTTCAAGTCAACACCGCTAGCCAAACACCAAGACGCGTGAGTATGTCTGAGTGAGTGAAACGTAATGCCTTGAGGTAGCTGGAGAGTGCATCTCATACGTGTAAATGACCTCGAGACGCTCGTAGGGCGCATATATGAGCCATCAAGACTAATTAGCGGTGTGGAAGACTCAACAAAGGCAATATGGGCTTTCTGAAGTTTCATGTAGTCGCTAATAAAGCTAATGTCCGAGTCAGTAATAGCTATGTTTCTTGATCTCTTGCCCTTTGTTGATTCTCGCCTATATGGCTTTCTGTAAGATTCCTCAATGACAGTACCGGATACGTGGATATGCTTGTATAGCATGTTTACGTCACTGTACCTAATGGCGCAGACCTCACCACAGCGCATTCCCGTGACTAACGAAAGCCATGCAGCAAATGCGCAAACAACACGTGAGTTAAACTCATTCTCTTGAATGGCTGTAACAATCCTGGAATTAATAAGGGTACTTATTCCAGCAAATCCCCATTCTTCAATAGAGACAGCTTCATGTATTTCCCTGGACGGCTTGGCAACGTTAATAAGCGGGTTATAGTCGCATATTCCAGCAGAAACAAAATAATTGTAAGCACCTCTCAAGAACTGATGCAGGTTAATTACACTATTTCGAGACAGACCCTTCTTCAATAGATCCTGCTCAAAAGAGGTAAGTAAAGAGGACGTAACACTCCTTACATCCTCTTTACCAAGCCGTCCATTGATATGGTTTCTAATAAAACCTTCATGCTGCCTTGTAGTGTTAGGGCTTGCGCCATTCCTTTGCTTAATCGACACGTATTCAAGAAGCAAATCGGTAAGCTGCGTACTTTTGACTTTACCGTCAGACGTAATATGTGAAGCCCACATATTGGCTAATTCTTCAGCTTCTTTCTGCGTCTTTGCTGCAGGAAAACTTGCATAAGGCTGAATAATTTTACCGTTGAGATTTCTTCCCAAGTAAAGTCGACAGCACCAAATGCCGTTCGAATTTAGTCGAACTTTTATTGAGCGATTCATTAGTAACCGCCTTGCAGATATTCGTCATCTTTGAAGTATTCGACGAGCTTGTTAAGAGTGCATAACAATGTCGTTAATTGCTTATCTGACAAGTTAATTTCTCTTAGGACAGCAGCTAAATCGTTATTCGTAAGAGCTCGCCGCATATCGCTCTGACTGTTATATACTTCGGCAACCAGATCACGAACAAATTTCAAGTCTGCAATACGTAGTCGTTTTTTCATTAGTACCTCTTCATATAGCAGCCTTTGAAACGTCTCCACTCAAGAATCAAGCCAATCGCATTCTCTTTTCTTGAGCCGTCGTATCCAAGAGTGATACCCTCGTCCTTTGCGACTGCCTTGATTTCCTTCATCGTCATCTTTTCGAGACGTTCTCTGTCTTCTGCTTCTTTAGGGTTCATTAGTCTCTCCTTAATGGCATGCTCATTACTAGCGCAGCCATAATCGCGATAACTCCAATACCAGCAACAACTGCAACGTTTTGGGTATCTCCCGTTGCGGGAAGTACAGCCTTCTTCTTAGCCTTCTTCACTGGCTTTGCTGTCTCAGGCTTAGGCTGTGGTTCTGGGTCTACGTCCTGTGGCGTTGGCACTGGCTCGGGTGTAGGCGTTGGAGTTGGTGGTGTCTCGGGTTCGGGCTGTGGCTCGGGTGTTACTGGCTCGGTTGGCTGTAGACGATTGTCACCATTGCCGTTGCCGCCGCTGTCCTGGCTAACGTATTGATAGCGGGAGCCCTGCGTAGTCTCGCGGCTCTTTAGCTGGATAGAGTTCGAGGTTGTCTCTGTTCCCTCGGTCTCGTAGTACATGAAGTATTGAACGCCTTGGAAATCAACCCTCGACAAGTCCCAAGTAAAGCTGTTTCCGCTAATAGTTGGCTCGGGAACGTTGACACGCACCCAGCTTGTGGGGTCAATGTTGCTGTATGCGTCCATATGAACGCGGTAGAGACGGAATGAGCCAGGGATAATGCGTGTGCCGTCCTGCGCGGTATCCTCTAGCACAACGTTAGTAAGTGACTCCGCTGCATGGTTGAGTCTGACTGACCACTCGACCGTGCCGTGGTCGGTTTTGACACCCCACTTCGCAATGACCTCGTGCTGGATAATGCCATAATGCCGTGTCTCGAAGCTAGTTTCTACGACCTGCCCCGTGGCTTCATCAATGAGCCTTAGCGTGGTTGTTCCAGCCGCTGCGTCACCTTTGACGTGTGCCGCAAGCCAAAGCGTACCTTGCACGTGGTCTTTACCCTCAACCCATGATGTGTAAGTGATCGTGACGCGCCCGGGTGTCACTTGCGCGTTTGCCATGACGGCACCATCTGGCGCGTAAATGTCGAAGCTGGCCGCGTTGGTTGCTGGGAAGTCGAGAATATCGGGAATAGCCAGCGAGAACGTATCGCCCTCGTGGACTTCACCTTGTGCTTGCCAAGAAGCCGTCAAGTAGATGTCTTGGTTCGTGAATGCAGAGGTTAAGTCCTGCTTGTTTTTGTCGGTGACTTTGAAACTAGTAATTGTGGTCGGCACGGTCTGAGCTTGTGCGAGTGCTGGCACACATACCAGCACCGCGAACACAGCAACAGCCAGCCATTGAAGAAGTTTCTTCATGGTTTAGCCTTTCTTTAGTTGTTAAAAATAGGGAATTATTTATTTGAAGCTAGTACACAATCGTGTGTACACCACGCAGCAACGATTACTGATGCCAATATCAGTCCTGGAAATGAAGGGTTATTTTTGAGCTGCTCAAAAATAAAGGAATAAGCAAGAAGAACAGAAGAAGAAATAAAGATAACGACACAAAAGGAAGCTATAAACATCGTCATCGATTCAATGAATTTTTTAAGCACTAAACCTCCCCTCTAAAAATGAGGAATTTAATCGCTAAAAGCAAAAGCAATACCAGCGAGAATACAGAAAACTAGAACAATAATATCTGCAGCACCCATATGGACCTTCTTTCTATTTGTAAGGTTGCTTATAAGAGTTTTTCAAGGGTCTCTTTAAGCGAGTTATAAAGGCCGTTAATAATCTTGTTTTCACTGAGATTAACAACATGTATTCCACAGGCAAGTGCAACATCACTCTCAAGTCTTGCTCCACGAGAGACATTCCAGCCGGGCAACATCACTACTGTGTCGTAATTAGTAATTTCCGAAAGGCATCGATGCATTGCCTGTTCCCAGCTAGAACTTGCAGAAATTTGCGCTGCGGGGTTATAGATCTGCTCAGCATCGCCAAGCGCAGTGAGCTCTTCAACAAACATAAACAAACCTTTATAGTTCTTTGTGTTAGTAATCGGTCCTGATAAGTACACTCGCTTGCCATTAATGTCGCTACCGAGAGTCTCACCATTACTCAAATATGCCAGTAAGGCGTAACGCTCGATGAGGTCAACAGCTTTCTCAACAGGATCCATTACTGTCCTCCCCCCCTTATCTTCACGATTAGTCATCGCTATCACCTAGGCTCTCAAGCTGTTCGGCGATGTCAAAGAGCTTAGCCATTGACCAAGAAGTCATTTCTCCTTTATCGAGAACGTGTTTTAGTTGTTTTCTAACCGATGCGATTGTTACTGGTCTTTTGTGAGTGAGTTCGTCAGTTTCAAAGAGAATGCGAGTATTATTGATTAGGTCAACCACAGAGACAATTTTTGCGTTAGCCCTACTAAACGCATATCCATCGACTATATGTTCGGTGCCATCGGATTCGTATACCGTGTCACCTCTCTTAAATGGTACGCCGTCTTTATCAACTGGTAACTCAATCATGCTGGATGTGTCGCAGAGTTCAACGATACGGGCTAGAAGTTTCTTCATATCTTCCTCGTATGTTGTATTACAGGCTGAGGGATGACCCAAAAGAACCTCGTACAAAGAACCGCACACCGCGACACATTCGTTTGCTCTCTCAGCGATTGCTGCACGCTCTTCTTTAGTTAGCATTGTTGCTCCTTTCGACCAGTCGCTTGTAGTGAGAAATCGATGTGTCAAAGTCTTCGATGCAACTGATAATGTGTCTTGTGTTTACGAATGAATCAGCTTCGGTATATGCAGCAATGCGCTCATGCTTGGCTTTCAGAGCCTGCAAGTACATTTCGTTCGCTGATGTCATAAATGCCAGTTCGTCGACATTAGCTGCCTCACAAAGCTCAATGATACGGTCTAAGAGCTCATCATCACTTTTCCAGCAAAGGGAGCCTGTAAGAACATCTGTAATGTTGTCCCAGTTAAGTTCTTTACCCTTGTATAGTTTGGCCTTCTCTGCAATCTCTTGACGCTCCTGTCTAGTCAGCATTGCAAACCTCTTTCTCTTTGTCTTTGAGCCATACGGCTAAAGCTCCTACAAGGCCATATGCGATTAGGGCATATCTAAAAGCCATCAGATATGCCACATTGTGCGGCTCAAAAATGCCCAGGCAGTCAGCTGTGAAGTAGACCAGCAAAGGCAACAAAGCCACAAGAATTATTCTTTTTTTCATGATTTATTCCTTAGAATGCAAGCCATAAAGGCTCAAGAGAATCCGTCTGTTGATGAGCCATCGTTTTCCGGCTTTCTTGGCATACACCTCCCCTCGAGCGCACATCTTGCGCATCGTGGAGACTGGGATGCCTAATAATTGAGAAGCCTGTTCAACGGTAATTAGCTCAGTGTTTCGCAAGCTCTCCATAAAGCTAATCAATAAGCGGAGCTGTACAGTAAGCGGTAACGCACCAGTCAAAGCCTTTTTGTGTCATCCTGGCATAAGGCTCATTGGATTTACCATCTCGACGGGTGCTCATGATCTGCACGAATCTACCTGTCTCAATTCCTCGCTTTGTTGGAGCGTTGCTTCCCTGGCAGATCATGCCATCAGCGCGGAGAAGTGCGAAAAGACGTTTACGATTCATGAGAGGGTCATATTGTGCAAGGTAGCGAGCTGCGTCCGTGATTGTCATTGTGCCTTTAACGTTGATAACCGTGTCATATACGCCAGCTTTCGGTGCAAGCTCGTCAATCTTGGCACCTTGCTCAATGATGGTTGTATCCTTCTCATAAAGCTTGCGCTGTTGCTCTTTAAGTTGAGCGTCCTTGCGCTGGATAGCTTCATTTGCGACTAGGACCGCACGAGCGAGAAGGTCTTCATTGCTTTCTGAACCATCTGAGGCAATGTATCCGCCAGAACGTCTAATCGACGGTAGAACTTCATGAGTAACCCAACGCTTAAACTCTCGAGCTTCTGGCTTACGAGAAGAAAGAACAAGACTGTAGAAGCCAGCCTCGTTAACAATCGATACATTGGGATTTCCTCTATTACCGTCATTTAAAATGACGGTATTCTTTTCATCATCATCAAGACGGCTTAGAGCCTGTCTACTGTTTCCGACTCCAAGAATTTCGCACACATCTTTAGCAACGAACCAAGGTTCTCCATCAGATCCTTTAAGTGCTCTTAACTCTCCAAACTGTTGAGAGCTAAAAACTTGTATACTTGTATTGTCCATTTCAACTCCTTAAAGTTTTGGACACGCTCTCCCACGTTGCCGCGTGAGGAGGGCTCTTCTTTTAATGGCATTTTGCCCAAGAGATAAAAGCTTTACGTGCTTCAGCATCTCGTTCAAAACTACCAAGAAACCAAAGGTTCCCACCGTCTTCTTTGACGTAATAGGCATCGTTGAAACAACTCTTTATAAGCGATGCTCCATCAATATGAGATATTGTGGTGTGTGGTGCTTTGGCTTTTTCTGGCTCGAGCTTATGCTCGGCTTTAGGCTCCCAGTGGTATGACCACGCTGAGCCAGTATTTTGAGGTATTGGCATTTATTACTCCAGACATGCAAGCCATTGAGTAGAGACATTCAATGCATCAGCAAGGATTCTGATTGTTCTCAAGCTGGTCTTTTTGTCATTGACTTCTTTGCTTGCTTTGTAAATAGTTGTTTCTGAGATGCCAGTTTTTGCAGCAAGCTCACGAGCTGAAACGCCGTTAGACGCCATTGCTACTCGGAGACGTACTGCAATAGAGTCTTTAATTTCCATAATTCCTCCAATCGAAAATCGCAGTAATAAAACAAGTTGCGCATGATGACTAAAGAGCGATTTCGTTTGTTTATGCGATTTTCAAGGTTCAAAAATAACAAATTTTGTTATTTTGTTGTGTTTAGTATAACAATATTTGCTATTTTCAAAAGTGTTATTCACAAATATTGTGATTTTGTGTAGAATATGTGTACACTGCAGTTGAAAGGTGGTGTCTATGAGCAGATACAAGCTGATGCTCAAAGAAATACGCAAGTCAAGAGGATTGACGCAGGATGAGCTTGCGGAAAAACTTGGAGTCACAAAGCAAATTGTTAGCAACTGGGAAAGAGAGATTACACCGGTAACTCTTGGGTCAGCCAGAGAGATAACAAAGGTTCTCAATTGTACCCTTGACGAGCTTTCTGGATGGGAAGCAACAAAAGAGCAGCACGAGAATGAGAAGCAAATTGACGCTCTGATTGCTCAACTCAAAGACACGGCTTCAGCAATTGAAGATTTGAAGAAGTCAAAATGATTTAGTTCTCAAGGAACGCACGTTCCAATCTAGTGGTAACACCAGACAAAAAGTGCTTCCGATATATAAAAGTTTGAAGGAATTGTGAAAGGGTTTGAGTAATGGCTGTTTATCAAGACAAGGCAAAGGACCGTATCAAAAAGGGCTTAAGACGTATGACTTCAATTGTTGAGAAGGGTCGTGCGGAAGACTTCAAAGAAGCTGATACACGTAAGATTGTTTCAGACATTCTGTGTGAGTATCTTGGCTGGGACAGGTTTGACAATGTCACAGCCGAACAAATGATTGGCTCTCGCTTTGCCGACTATGTTGTCCGCACATCAGATGAAGAGGTATTTGTCGTTGAGGTTAAGCAGATTGGTCTTAAACTCAAGGAAACACACCTTAATCAAGCACGTCAATATGCTGTTGACGAAGGTATTGACTGGATTATTCTCACAAATGGTGATGATTGGCAGGTTTATCGCACTAAGCTTGAAGGGAAAATCCCTGTCACAAAACTGGTATTCAGAGTTACCATCTCCGACAAGGAAACAGCTCCAGCGCAGAAATCCGAGCTGCTCTATTTGCTCTCTGAAGAAGCACATCGCAAGAATGAGATTGATGACTATTATCAGAGACGCATTGCACTCTCTGGAGAAAACCTCGCAGACCACATCATCTCAACTGAGGTCATTAATAAGCTGCGAGTTGCTATCAAGAACACAACAGGTCAGAACCTTAAAAATTCAGAAATTGCAGAAGCACTTGTATCACGTCTGTTCTTGCCTGAAAAAGTAACGGATGATAGCCGCAAGGCCATCGCAAAGATGAAGAAAGACGAACGCAAGAAGCCAGTTGCAAAGTCAAAAGCTGCGTCTGAAGAAGAATAAAACAAAAAAGTTCTTACAGAACTAATATGATCTTCAGAAGCTTATATGACCTTAAATAAGCTAAATAATACTTGAAAACCACTAAAGGAATGTTTAGACTGTTGCCAACAGGAGACACACGAGATGGCATCGAGAGAGAAGTTTATAGCTAAGCTTAGAAAAGCAGGATTCCATTCTGTCGGCGGAACAAAGCACGAAAAATTTAAACATGAAGACGGAAGGTACGCGCTCGTACCAAGGCATAAAAACCTCAATGACTTCACATGTAAGCGAATTTTAAAAGATGCAAAGATAGATGACTAAAGGAACTGAAATGCTATACCTATACGAAGTCGAAATCTTCAAAGACGGTGATTTCTATATTGCTGTTCCATTTGATTTCGAGGGGGCTACTGAAGGATTTTCGAAGCAAGAATGCCTTGAAATGGCTGCTGATTTACTGACTTCGGAAATCCAACATCGGCTTATGCACAGAGATAACTTACCAGAACCCACGATTGATAATAGCCCGCAATACGAGGGTAAAATCTACTCGCTGGCTATAGACACAGGTATTGGCGCAATACCAAGAATGCTTAAGTCAGAAGCCGCAAGGTCACTTGGGATTTCTCAAGGGCGCGTAACCCAGCTTGTTAAATCAGGCAAGCTCGAAACATTCTCGTATCAAGGAAGAGAATACGTCACAAAAGCAAGTGTTGACGCTCGCAAAGAATACAACGACTTTAATGATGAGCGACCTAACGATGGAAACAATTTGGTACAACCTGAAAACTACCAAATTGCAAACAATTACCAGATTTCTTACAGCAACGTCATAAAGTTTTGCGTAAAGGAAAATCTGAACACGGTTCAAAACTATGAGACAAGGGAGTATATGTAATGGCTCGTAGAGTTGAAGTCTTAACAAAGATAATGACCGAGAATAGAACGAGAAGTATTTCGGCTCAAATATCTAACGACCAGTTCTCGCCTATAACAAACTTTAATATATCGCTCACCCCGGTTGATATTGAGTCACGACACGTCAGCGAAGCGAATTCTTACGCAAAAATTATAGTATTAGGTATTGACATTAGCGTCTTTCAAAAAGAAGACAGCAATCCCATTGCCAGTATAAACATAGAGGTGGACGGAAAGGCAACGTGTACGATAGCCACACAAGAAGAACAAAAAGTTTACGATGACTTGCTTAAGTCGGTCATCACTAGCTCATACGAATACGGTAAAAACAAAATATCTGCCTTGCTTTATGATATGAATATATACGAGATTCCGTTGCCGGCAATTAACCAAAGAAAGCTGATAAATCTCTACAAAGAGGTAGAGAGTATAAAAGAGGAGCTTTAAGCTCCTCTTTTATATCGCTCGCCTAAGCTGTAGTACTTCTGCACCATCTTTACGAGCATCGTTAAGAGCTTCTCCGATAATTTTTCCTGCCTTCTGAATCTGCTCTAGATCTGTATCTGCATAGCGCATAGTCATGTTAATGTCGCTGTGTCCAAGAATGTCTTGTGCGCTCTTGATATCCATGGTCCTAACTGCAATCGTTGCATAGGTGTGACGCAGATCGTGAAAGACTGGCCGTCTCCCCTGCGTTCCTAGAAGCCCCCATTCTTCAGAGTGTCTCTTCCACCATGCCGTGACTCGCTCTGGTCTGAGATACTCCCCAGAGAAGTCACCTAGGACATACATCTCTTCATTAAACGCAATTCCCATCAGCATACAGTCTTCAATGTACTTGGAGCGCCATTGCTTAAGTATGTCTACGAGTGGTGACGGGACGGGTATCGTTCTTGTTTTGCCGTTCTTTAAGCCTTTGATATAGGTCTTACCGCCATCATACGAAATTGCGCGGCATAGATGAGCTGTGACGTCCTCTGCTTTGAGTTTGATGTCCTTCCACTGAAGCCCGCAACACTCCTCACGTCTCATACCGGTAAAGTACGCTAAATACGTTGCAATGACCATAGGAGACAACTCAAGAGCGGCAAGCATAACTTGAAGCTTTCTGCGGGAAGGTTCATCTAGCGGATTTGGCGGCGCAAGCTGGCCCCTAGGAGCCTTGATTGACGCGCATGGGTCATATTGCAGATCTCTAATCGCCACGGCATGTCGTGTACATTGCCTCAAGCCATTGAAAGCCTTCTTAATGGTGTTTGCTGAGTAGTTGGAGTCGTAAAGCCAGGACACATACATCTCAACGTCTGTAATAGTAAGGTCCTGTAAGCGTTTCTCACCAAAGAAGAGATCTATGTAGCGAATACTGTTCTTGTAAGACGTATAAGTACGACGCTCTATTTGCTGCGTAGCCACAAGGCTCTTAAAGTAATTGAGACAGTATGTGTACGCTGAACAATCAAGCCTTGTTGCTTGACTCTGTTCGACAATCTCAACAAACCCCGCATCCTTAACCCATTTCTCAGCCTCGAGCATGGCAGTCTTTTTTCCTCGACCAGTTTTATCCGATGGAGCACTCAAAGAATGATGCTTCTCATGGATAAGCCCATCTGCTCCACGGTACCTCACCCTTGCCTGCCAAACCTTGCCACGCAATCTGACTGAGATATTCATGCCGTTTCTCCTTAACGTGCAACAAGTTGGTTGGAGACGCTGCCTCCAAACTGCCTCCAAACTGTATGGATTGTTTTACTATACACACCGGACAAAAACTTGTTTTTGCAGGTCGTAACAGCATTTATTGAGCGTAACGAAACATAATGAGCGGTAGAAAACATAACTTCTAAACCGCAGGTCGCGCGTTCGAATCGCGCAGGAGGCACCAAAAACTCCAGGTAGATGGCTTGCCGTCTACCTTTTTTGTTAAAATTTTTATCGGCTGCCTCCATTTTGCCTCCAAACTGTATGGCTACTGTAAAAGTAGAATACCTGTTCGAATAAAAGTTTTAACTATTTAGATAGGTGATTTTTGCATAAACAATGGCTGATATGCAGGAAAACTAATCAAGAAATTGATGTATCAAATTAGAGGTGCTGTTTTGGGTAAAAAATCCGTTTAGTTGGAGTTTATTTTTGGACTTCGAAATTTTGTCACTTACGTTTACCCAGCTCAGAAATTTTGTACTAATTTCCACAATTTTGTCCACGTAAAATTGCTGGTAGATGGCTTGCATAGAAACTAAGCATTTTTGGATACTCCAACTAAACGCATTTTTTACCACTTTACCGCCGAATGGCACTCTATCGCTGAAAAATTTGACTCAGACGCACAAAAATACCCGTTCAATTCTACGAAATAGAATCGAACGGGTACTTGGTCAACGAAAATGATGCGAGCGTGGCTGCGCGCCAGATATTACAGCAGGTACTCTGCAATCTGGACAGCGTTTGTTGCGGCACCCTTCCTAATCTGGTCTCCGCAACAGAAGAATGTCAGCGCATGAGTATCTTTATCAGCGGAAAGATCCTCGCGAATACGACCAACATAGATAAGGTCCTGGTCAGAAGTATCAAGAGGCATTGGGTACTGAAGCTCTGCTGGGTTGTCTACAACCTTGATTCCTGGAGCATCCTCAAGAATAGCGCGAGCCTCATCTGGACTCAAAGGACGCTCAAGCTCAACAGTGATGGACTCAGAGTGTGAGCGCATCGTTGGAACTCGGACACAGGTACAGTTAACGCGCAGCTCAGGAAGGTGCATGATCTTGCGACCCTCGTTTTGCATCTTCATTTCCTCGGAAGTGTAGCCAACCTCGTCAAAGCCGCCAATCTGTGGAATCAGGTTAACTGCCAGCTGGTATGCAAAAGGAGCGGTCTCGGTTACTTCCCTACCTGCAACAACGTCCGCCATCTGATTCTTCAAGCTCGTAAGACCAGGAAGACCAGCGCCTGATGCAGCCTGATAGGTTGATGCAATAATACGCTTTGCACCTGCTGCCTTATGCAGAGGATACAGAGGCACCAGGCCAATAATGGTTGCACAGTTTGGATTAGAGATGATGCCGTTATGGTTCTTGATATCCTCAGCGTTAATCTCTGGGATTACCAGCGGAACGTTTGGGTCCATTCTAAATGCATGGGAGTTGTCAACGCAGACGCATCCACGCTTAACTGCTTCAGGGAGCAGCTCTTTTGCCTGCTCGTCGCCAGCTGCGCCAAGGACAATATCTACACCCTCAAAAGCCTCTGGTGTTGCTTCGCGAATTACAATCTGCTGGCCAGCAAATTCGATAGTTTTACCAGCGCTTCGAGCGGATGCCAGAAGCACCAGCTCCTTGATAGGAAAATTACGCTCTTCAAGGCACTGCATCATCTGAGCGCCAACAACGCCGGTAGCACCAAGAATTGCAACAACCCTACCGTTTGGATCAAAAGCCATAGTTACCTCGAAACCATTTCGTCACGAACAAATCCGTTATAAATGACGCCAATTGTGCGATCAAAGTCGGCATTATCGACGCCCACAATAATACTAATCTCTTCCGAGCTCTGCGTAATCATGCGAATGTTGACGCCCGCATTGCCCAGCGCGCCAAAGATCTTACCAGAGGTACCAGAACGCCTAGACATATTGCGACCAACCACAGAAACAAGAGCTAGACGGTCTACCATCGTAATATCATCAGGCTCAATCTCGCGACGAATATCGCTGATGATGGAATAAACCGTATCCTTTACGTCGGAGGCATTTACCACAATACCAAACGAATCAACGCCTGTTGGGATGTGCTCCACAGAGACCCCGTAGCGCTCAACAATATTGAGAGCGCGGCTGATGACGCCAACCTCGTTGGACATGTGAGCCTTCTTAACGTGAATAGCCAAGAAGTCTTTCTTGCCTGCAATACCTGTAATCAAGTGCTCGTTTGTATCGCCATCTGCGGTCTCACGGATAACCGTACCCGTATCTTCTGGACGGTTGGTATTCTTAATCTGAATTGGAATGTTTGCCTCGCGAACAGGGAAAATTGCCTCTTCCTGAAGAACGGAAGCGCCCATGTAAGAAAGCTCGCGCATCTCGTCAAAAGTAATGCGGCCAATGGCGCGTGGATTCTGAACAATGCGAGGATCCGCAGAAAGGAAGCCAGAAACGTCAGTCCAGTTCTCATACA